AGTTGATTGAGTGCCTTAATTGCCTTGTGAAGGTGTGACAACACATAGTTGCGTTGCATATCCAACTGACCAGAGTGGCAGTATGTGATAGCATCTGGCGCAATTTTGATGCCATTGTTCTCGTAACCTTTCAGACCCTTAGGTGAGTAGATGTAATACTCAACAGACTTGGGTACAATAGAAGCAGTCTGAGGATCGATAGGTTGGAGGCGATCTTTGGGTTTGTCAAACTCGACAACCTTTTTGATCTTACGAGGATCGATGTATCTAAGTTCCGTAATGCCAGCATTAGGATTCTTAGTGTCGATCATCTTATGATAGAACAAGCGTCCATCGATGTACCAACGACGGAAGATATCGTATGCTTTTCTATCAAAATCTAGAAGAACCAGAACGTTCTCAAACTCTTCGCGGATTCTATTGCGAAGTGTCTGGGATACTTTCAGGTGTTGAAGGTCAATGTCAACGGGGTGATCATTCAGATCCCCAGCAATCGCTTCATTGACAACATCATTAATTGCAGCATCACACTCAGGGTGGAGAGACATCTCACGATATCTACCGATCAGGTCTGCTTCCGATGCCTTGTTAGCGGCATCACCCATCTCAACGTACTGTCCAAAGTATCCACCAGCAACGATGGGCTGGGCAGCATCATCAGACTCCTTACGAACGAAAGAAGGACCAGTTGCCTGATCCTTCTTCCTTTCTAACGAATAACCAAATAGTTGAGACATCAACGTGAGCGCAATTTCTTCTCTACTATTTAGCAGGGTTAAATATCAACCCCCTCTTTGACCTCTGCCGCGACGGTTGCGGTTGCGACGATTACGCTCACGACCGTGAGGCTGGTTGTTATCAGTGGTGGGCTCCCAGTATTGAACTTGGAACTCAACAGTGTACTCTTCGGCGGTGTCATTGCTATCCCATGCCAGGTCAATGGCAGAGATGTTAGAAGGCCAGATACCTTCAAACTGATAGGCACCGTTAGCACCGTTCTGTCTGTCGTAGTGGAACACACGAGCAGTTGCCTGGTAGTCAGCAATCGTATCAGCACGCTGATAGTTCATGCTCAGTTCCTGAATGGCACGAGCCCATGCTTCAAACTTGGTGCGAAGCTGCATTGCTTCGTCGTTCATCACTGTAACAGTCCAAGGTTCAAACGTTCTGTCACCAGCGATTTTAAGCTGACGACCACGGAACGGAACTTCGATCACACCGATGGTAGAAGCAGGCAGGTTTGCTGCTTTAACCAGGAAGGTGGACAGGTTGGTTTCTTGGTTACGGTTTCTACCGCGACGACCACGACTACCTCTACCGCGATCTCTGCCGCCATCGGGACGACCAGAGTCGCCATCATCGATGTCGGGGAACTCGATAGCAACTTGGAACAGATTAGGTCTTGCCAGATCCTGAATCTGATTCCTAAAATTCATGATCGAAAGCGAGGTTTCTGTACCCTCGGCTCTCGCTGGATTACGGCGGCGGTTGCCACCTCTTCTCATTGGGGAAGACATTGTTATTTTACTCCTGGGGAATTAAGATTGAAAGGGTGGGGAGAAGGGGGACCCGAAGGTCCCCGATAAATCAACCGACGATCTCAGCGAACGAAGCGCCAGTACGGGTTGCAGTGAAGCGCAGGGTGATGAAGTTGATGGAGCGGGTAGGCTTCACGAAGATTTCCGCGAAGAACTCGCCACGATCAACGGCGTCATCAGGGTTGTTGCTGCTATCACAAACCACCAGATAATCTTCAATACCACGACGAGACTGAACGCCTCTCAGGTATGGGTCAACGATGTCCTTGAAGGACTGACGAGTGAACTCATCGTTGATTTCAAACAACATGCTCTTGGCAGCATCACTGATTGCTCTCTCGATAACCAGGAACAGACGACGGACGTTGATTCTGTCGAATGCACTGGGTTGAGAAAGACCAGTCTTGTCACCGTAGAGTACAATACCTTCGCCAGGGAATGCGACGATAGGATTGACGCGGGAGGTGTAGAGACGATCTCTCTCTTCTTTCAGAGGAGAGTATGCCAGTTTCACAGCGTTACGAACCTGACCTCTGCTGAATCCAGCAGGCGAGAACCAAGGTTCTGCTTCGATTGCGGTGTCAAGAATGAGACCAGCAACGTCAGGGTTCATGGGAAGATAACGATACTTGTCGTTATACTTGTCATAGATGTACTTATAGTTGTTATCGAAAACAACATAAGAAGAACTAGACAGTTTGTCGAAGTATTCGACAGTCTTGTTGACGATTTCGCCGCTGCTAGGAACACCAATGATGGCGTCGCGAGGAGCAGAAACGAATGCCATGCAGTCCTGGCGGGTTTCGGCAAGGTCGATCATCTTCTGTGCCTTGGCGACAGAATCATCATCGTTGCTCATGGCAGGACCCATGATCACATAATCGATTTCCTCAGTCTCAGGATCGGAGAACAGGTCGTAGGAATCGAACAGCTTGTCACGCTCAGCAGAGTAACCGTCAAGACCACCGCGAAGTTGATACTTCAAGGTAGCGGTGCCCTTGGTGTTAACCAGGGGAACAGACAGAAGGTTGCTACCAGTAGGATCGTCGATAGACTTGATCGCTTCGGTGCTCTTGAACAGGTCAAACTTACGGTTCAGAACGCCACCACCAATATCACCAGTCAGGTTAGTGTCAACATCAAAGAGTTTGATGTTTTCGTGAGCACCCCAGAACAGGAAGGCGGAGTTTGCCTTGACCACATCCTTATAGTACAGGTTGGAACCCTGAGGAGTCTTGGCGTCGCGTGCCTTGGATACGTTCAGGAACTTTTCAAGAACAGCACCAGGTGTACCAGTGATACCACCGTCGCCGTCGAGGACGAGGATGTGCATCAGGTCGCGGAAACCACCACGCTCAGCAGCGTAAACGGAAGTACCAGGACGCTCACCAATAGCAGACCACTTCTGGTTAGGACCATATGTTCTGCTGATGTACTCAGACTCAACAGCAGTGACAACTACGTCGTCACCTTCGTTGATACCAGAGGCAACAGTAGAGGAATCCTTGATGGTCAGGTTGGCGGCGAACTGCTTAGAACCTTCGTTCAGGACAACGGCGAGACGACGTTGTACAGCAGCAACTACGGCGGTGTCGCCAGTAGCAGCACCAGGAGAACCACCAGAGTTACCGAGTTCGGTAATGGTGTCGCCAACAGACAGGTGATCGGAAGAGGTTGAGTCAACAGTCAGTTCAACTTGTCTCTTAGCAGCGTCGTATGCAACAACGCGACCAGTTACGTTACCTGCATTGGCAGTGAAGAAGTTGTCAGCGTTGAACTCACCAACCAAGCTAGCACCAGCGGCGAGAGTTACGAACAAGGAGTAGGAATACACCTTGGAGTAGATGTTAGCGTTAGAGAAGTTAACAGCAGCGCCAGGGGTCATCTGCCACTCAGCAGCAGCGTCAGCAGGCTCAGCGAGGTTCAGAATTTGGTCAGGACCAGCGTCGGTCATTACCACGCGGATGCTGTTGCCGTACGTACCAGGAGTACGAGCAGCCCACTTCCAGTTGTTGGCAGCGTCTTCTACGTTTGCTTCGTACTCATCGATGTTCTTGATCTTAGGAGGAGTAATACCAGTGCTGGTTTCCTCGTCGATGGTAGTCTTAGCAGCGGTGACAGTTCTCAGGTCAACGGCAACACCGTCAGTGTGAGAAGCAGCAGAAGTACCGAGTTGAGCACGAGCAACAGTCAGGTCATTGCCGTTAACAGCAGTAACCTGCAAGATCTCGTCATCGATCTCGATGTAGGAGTTAGTGGTAGCACCCAGAGTAGGAACTGAGGTAACCGTGATAGCGGTGTCAGTGCTGTTCAGGGTAGCACCCTGGTTCAGGGTAGTAGCAGTACCAGCAGGCTCGATCAGAGTGATGTTAGCGCCAGCAGCGTGAGAAGCAGCAGATGTGCTGTACTGTCCGCGAGTAACCGAAATGTCCTTACCAGAGATTGCAGTGATAACCAGGATTTCAGCATCAATCAGGAGGAGGTCACCAACATCAAATCCAGTGGAATCGGCAACGGTAAGAGTCGTGTCGATAGCAGTAAAGTTTGTTTGGGTGAAGGTCGCAGTGTCGATTGCGTTCTTCAAAGCGGAGTTGTCAGCACGGACAACTTTAACGGTTCCACCGTACAGCATAAACTGTGCGACAGAGAACCAGTATTCGTAGTTCTGGTCATTGGGCTCACCGAAGATCTCGATGAGTTGGCGTTCGGAAGAGATATCTACAATCTCTTCAACAGGTCCTTGGGCGAAAGTTCCAACAATAGCGCCGACGTTATCGATCGTCGCATTAATAGTGTTAGTTAGATCTCTCTCCTGGACCAATACACCTGGTGATACTTGTGTGTTGGCCATTGCGGTTTTTTCTCCTGATGAAATTCAGTGGATGCTACTATTATTTAGAAAAATGCACCTTTTCATTGGGGAAACTAGCCGTGAACATCACCAATCAGGATATTCCCACCTATTGTAAACTCGGTCTGCCATCCTATTTGCTGTTACTCTTAGGATAGTACAACTCCTACACTCATAAGAGAATGCACCAGGGTTAGAACCTCTGTCTTTTCTTGTACGATAGAACCCATCAATTAAATCTTTTGTCTTACCGCACGAACGGCATTTACGTTGTGCAAGTAAGATGTGTTCTAGTTCAAACTCTTCTTCAAAATCCACTACCTGTAATCCCACATATAGGACATGTCTCCATAATCTCCTACGGTAGAAGCATTACTCCATACCTGCCCTTCTGGATCGACAAAGGACTCTTCATCTAGACCATCAGAGATGAAACCAAATGGTGCCATGTCTGCTTCAATCTGTTCCTTCTGTTCCATGTACATCCTATGACGTACATCCGCATCGTTTAGTTCTCGGAAGTAATCAGATGTTGCTAACCATGAGAACATGACCAAACACATAGCAAGGTCATCATTACATCCGTCTTCTGCTTCCCATGCCTGACCCTTCTGGATGAACGTAGTTAGTTCTGCAATCACGTCATAGTCGTTGATGATTAGTTTATCATCCTCAATCAACTGTTTCATGTTTGCACACCCAGTCTTCTTGACTGTGGTGGACATCTTGACACCCATCTGTGTCTTGTTACCAGAGAAACCTTGACCAACTACCTGACCCGCTCTGCCACGCATAGCACACATCAGGAGGTTGTCGTATTCGAGATCAAACTGTAAGATGTCTGCTACCTGTCCACCGATGTCATTGACTTCACAGAGCACATATGCATGGTTGTATGCTGTGGCAACTTGGTGTATGATATTCGGGAACAACAGAGGTTTGATTGTGTTGTTTCTGTACTTGGCGACCATCCTATATGGGATAGTCGAAGTATCGATGACTGTGAATGCGGAATAATCTTTTGTTACTCCTCTTGCCACGTCCACAGTTATCACATACTGAGCATCCTTCTTAGGTTCTTCAAATAC